CGGCAAAGGGCTAGCCGGGAGCCGATCCGCCGGAAGCCACGCCGCCGTAGCGGTCGATGATCTCGATTCCGATGTCGATATTGTCCACCACGACATCGGCGGTCCCGGTGCCGTCGTTACGCAGGAAGATGTAATATCCAACCTGGTCGCCGGTCGTGCAGCGCCCGATGGCCTTGTTGTTCTTGCCCGTAACGTCGAAAACCCGAGCGCCCCTTCCGGGCTGGATGAGGATCGGCTGAAGCATCGCCGTTCCGCTCTCGTCGATGAGCGTGTTGTTGGAGAACGTGACGCCGCGAACCGTTCCGTCGCGCACGTCCACCCCGTCCACGCCGCCAGGCTTGACCATCAGCATCCGGGTGCAGTTCTTGCCCCGGTTGCCGGTGATGGTGATTGCGCGAGCGATGTTGGAATAGGTGGAGTCCGTCGCCGCCGTAGCGCCGATCTCGGAACCGATGCCGACGAAATCGGCCATGTTCTCGAAATAGTTGTCGGCAATGAGGATGTTTTCGCTAATGCCCCCGACCGCCTTGATCGCGATCCCGTCGTCCGAAGCAGCGCCGGGGTTGATGAAGCTGTTGCCCGTGATCTCGATGTCCTTGCAGTTCGAGATCATGTTGATCCCGCCATACCAAGTGCAATGGTTGTTCCTGAACCTCAGGCCAGTGGCGGTGGAGCGGACGTAACAGGGGATGTGAGCGGCCGCAGAACGAGTGACGGTGTTGTCCTCGAACACGGTGTCCGCCCCGTTAAACTCCAGATATGGGGCGGGGTCCGCTCCGGTTGCGGCAAGGTCGAAATGGACGCCGCGAATCTTGAGGCTTGCGCCCGCGAAATTGACCGCTTGGTTGTCGGCGGTCGTGGTGATGGTCGCGCCCGTGCCTTCGACCGTTAGATTATCGGCGTCGAAGGTTACGGTGGTGGAGGAAAAATAGGTCTTCCCCGGTGTGAGCCTGAGAACGCCCCCGGCGGGCGTGTTCGCAATCGCCAACGCAATGGCGGCGGCGTCATTGGTTACGCCGTCCCCAACTGCGCCGAAGTCATCGACCGAAACGATCTCGCGCAACTTGGTCTGCGCGGTGCGCGAAACCGAGCCGGTCAGCCCAGGCGCAAATATCATGCTGCTGGTCGAGAGGGGGAGCGCCGGGTCCGTATCGTCAACCGACCCGTCCGAGTAAACGATCCGGCGCCTGTAGGTCACGTCGCTGTCGAGATAGATGTCGGGGACAGCCGCGCCGGCATCGACAGTGATCGGGCTGGGATGCGGGGTCGTCAGCCCTTCGTCGGTATAGACGGTCGCCGGGGTGAGCGTGCCCGTCTGATAGAAATAGATGTCCGACGCGGCGGCAATGCCGTTGCTGTCGATCAACCGGCGCTGATCGAGGAAATGAAGCTCTGCGGCCATTTACGGATTTCCCCAAAGAAAAGGCCGCCCTTGGAGGGGCGGCCGAGATGCGGTATGATGGTCAGATGCTATGGTTCGCGTTCGCGGCGATTACGGTCGCCCCAATCCCGGCCTCATGCGTCTGGAACTGGGATTGCAGCGGTGGCGTCTGCCGTCAGGTTCCTATTTGCAGCAGCCCGATCGACATTCCGCCGCCCGCTCCGCCTTCGATTGCGCCGATTGCGCCTCCGACTATCGCGCCCCTGCAAACGCCGATGGTCCCGCCAGTCGGAACGCGGCAATGCTCGCCCCGCTACATCTGTTCGGGCTTCGGGCAGTGTTCGTGGCAGAATGTCTGCCAGTGACTATGTTTCTCGCCGCCGCCCTCAAGGGCCTGATCGTCGCCGCGTTTACTGGTTTGGCTGCGCGATGGCAGCGCCGCCAGCGCCAGCAACGGGAGCGAGTCTAAGCAGTTTGGCGGCTGCGGCTTGCGCGCGCGGGCTGCGGTCCAGCAGGAGCTTGCCAAGCCGGGCCTGTCCGCCGCGCGTGTAGATAAGCGCCAGTAGTCCTGCCAATCCCAATCCGGCTTCCGCGCCGCCCTTGGTATCGCCAGCAGCATAGCCTAGCCCGGCCCCGACCGCGACCGGAGAAGCGTGGACTCCCAGCATCGCCAGACGCCCCGCAGTGCCGCTGTCTGGAACCTTGCCGGGAAGAACATTTTGCCCCGCCCGCTGAAGATCGAAGAAGGGGCTTTCGCCTGACGCGGCGGAGATTTTGCCGTCGTATTTCTTGGCGTTGGCCCGATCCGCGATTCCAAGCTGCGAGGGGGTAAAGACGCCTTCGGTTTGCTTTCCCCTGTCAACCGCGTCCGCCAGGATCGAGAGGCGGCGATAGGCGGCCTTCGCGGCATTGTATTGCGGCATAACCTCCGGGGCCTGTCGCTTGAACATTCCCTCAACCGCGCCTTCGATGCCCTGAAGGCTCGGTTTGATGAGCGTTTGATAAAGGGGGTCTTGCCTGTAGCCCTCCCTGATCTGGCGAAGACCCTGAAGGAACGCCTGCATGTTTTCGCCGGACAGTGCCCCGGTGGCGGGATCGAACAGGCCCTCCGTCGCCCCCTCGATTGCGTCAACGATCTCGGGGCCGACTCGCTTGTTGCGTGAGAGCCTTTCGAGCGGGCCGCGCGCCGAAGCGATGAATTGTTCGTCGGGGAGCGCCGACTTGCCCTTCAATGCGCTGGAAAATGCCTGCGACACAGCATCGCTCGCCTTGGCGACGGCCTCTTCCCCGACCGCGCCGTTGACGCTTCTGTTGATCGGTTCGAGCGCCTTGTCGAATGCCTTGGAATTGAAGGTTTTGTATCCTTCGGCGCGGCGGGCGTTAATCATCGTTCCCGGCCCGGCGAAACCGGCAAGGCGATCCTCAATGTTCTTCACGAATTGACCGACGCGGCCCGAGTTGCCGACGATCTGCCCTACGGTCATGGGTCCAACGCCTGCTTGTGCCAGAGCGTTCACGTCTGGATTTGTCACGCCCCTGAGCGCAGCCGCACCACCGCGCAGGAGCGCGTTCCCGGCCACGGTTCCGGCACCGGCCGCCAGTGCTCCAGTCGCAGCGCCCCCAAGCGGGTTGTCGGGATTCTCGGCACCGCCCCTGACGGCACCATAGCCAGAGTTCGCGATCACCTCGCGCTTCAAGCCCGCCTTCATCCCGGCGCGGCCAAGCGCGGCCTCGCCGCCGATCATCCCCGCCGTTGTTCCGGCAAGGTCGCCGTAGAAGGTGGCGTCGGGATGCTGCTGGCTCTGGATGGCCTGATAGTATTGGCCCTGGTCGCCCGCTGCCGCCACGGGTAGGCCCGCTGTGGCCCCATTGGCCGCAGCGCCAAGGAACGCAACCGGCGCGCTCTGGGCGAGCGCATTGTTGTTCTGCTCGGCCTGGAATAGCGGAATCGTCCTTGTGGCCGCGCCGTACCCGGAATTGTCGTTGGGGTGCTGCCGGTGATAGGCGAGCGCGGCTCCGTATTGTTCAGGATTGAACACGGGCGCATCCGGAAACCTGTCGCGATATTGCTTGAGCGCAACGGGATAGGGAGCGTTGCTCGCCACCATAGAATCGATGAACGCTGACGCTTCCGGGAACGGCTCGGTGCGCTCCGTCCCGCCCGGTGCAACTGGAGTTATGTTACCGGTGTTGGTGCGGTCGATGGCGTCGGGCGGAGCGCCACCAACAAGGGCGCTATAGACCTCTTGGGCGTGCGGACTCAGGAGGGTAACGGGGTCTTTCGATTGCCCCATACCTCGCTGGTATTGGTCGCCAAGCGACTGAAGCCGGGAGTCAAGGAGTTGGACGGCCTGTGTGATGGCCGCATGGAGCTGTGCCGGACTGTCGGCTGAATCGATGGTATTCTTCCACTCCTCGATTTCCTGCATTGAGCCGCTGCCAGCGCCACGGAAGACGCGCATCAATTCGTTCGCCACCGCATCGCGTGCAATGGTGAAGTTCTTGACGCGCGGATCGCCAACGGCCGTTTCGGCTGCGTTCGCGAGCGTGTTCCACAGCGGAAAGGAGCGGTTCTCAAGTCCGTCGGCGGCCTGTTTCAGCGTGCCCAGATGGCCGAGTGCGGTATTGAGCGAGGTGATGTTTCGCGCGGTTACGCCGCTCGTGAAATCCTTTCGGGTCGATACGCGAGTGGCCGCGTTCGCAGCGTCAAGCGTCGGATCGTATTGGGTGGCCGCCGCAATCAATTCCTGGATTTTCGGATCTTTGAGGGCAGTTCCCGTCGGATAGGCCCTGCGCCCTTCGGAGAGCGCCTTGACTTGCCCGGAAAGCCCCGGCGGGAGTGTGGACAGGTATTCATCGCCAGTCTTGGTCAGATCGCCGGGAGTGTTGACCGTCTGCTTGTCGGCGGGGCCGCCTGGGACCGGACGAATAGCGCCGGGTTTAGCGGGATCGGCTTCATATCCAGAAGGAAGGTCCGGGACTTTCGGCGGCCCGAGGATTTCAGCCGGAAGCGCCTGCGGAGCCGCCTGAGGGGCCACCGGCACGCCGCCATATTTCTCCCACGGTCCAGCCACTAGCGCCCTCCCACGCGGCTTAGGACCGCGTCTGCATATGCGTTTGTCTTCGGTCCCCACATCGCCCGGTTGGGTCCGCCGTGGTAATATCTCAGCGCATCGCGAAGATTGCCGGTGCGCTGATATCCTTCCTGCAAGTAAGCCATGCCCAATCGCCGCTGGTAATCGAGCGCGGCGGGGTCATTCGACCTGAGTAGAGCGGGCTGGAACGGAAGCCCCAGCTTCGCCGCCATTTCCTGGGCGGTCCCAGGAAGCATCTGGGTTGAGCCGAGCGCCCCCATAGGGCTGACCGCCGATCCGTTACCGCCGCTCTCCTGCCGGATCAGCGCTCCCATGACATTGTCATTGGGGAAAGCCACCCGACGCTTGCGGCGTCGGACCTCCCTGGACAGGTTCCCACGAACTCGGATCGGCGGGGTTTCCGCCCTTGAAACGATAGCCGTCCTCGACTGCACCGGGGACAGGTGTGGCGCCGCCCGCAGACGGCGGCATTGCCGTGCCGGGGGCAACGCTGCCCGGATCGAGAACGAGCTTGCCGCCCGCTTGGACCGGAATATAGCGCGGCCTCTCGGGATTGGTGAAAACCTGCTTTCCAGTGTGCTTGTCGATCACCGCCGTTCCGGGCGCAACCGCCATAAGCTCCTGCTCGACTTGCCCATTGAGCGCCTGAACCTGCATCTTGGTCTGCGCTACCCAGTTGGGGTCGTATTGGTCTGGAACCTGGCTGAGATCGAAGCCGGGGATTCCCGCCGCTGCCTGCCGCGCCTGCTGATAGCTGACCGGGTCCGTCGCGTGATCGAGAAGGCGAGCCGTGATCTGGAGCTGGTCGCGCGCATCCTGAAGCTGGGCCGCGCGGGCCTGCCTGTCGCGCTCCTGAAGCTGAAAGTCGCGGTCCTGCTGGTGCTCCTGCATCTGCTGCTGCATGAGTGCATTGCGCTGCTTGTCATCGCGCGCCTGCTGGAACGCCTGAGCGAACGCCTGTCCGGGATTCGGCGCCTGGAAGAGCATGTTGTAGTCAGCCATCAGCCGAAAGCCCCCCGTCCGTAATTGCCACCGGTAAAGGTGATTCCGCCGGCCCCGCCACCGTAGCTCGAACCGCCAAGGCCGCCCGCGAACGTGCCCAATGCAGAACCGATACCGGAGAACATGTTCGCATTGGCCGCGCCCTTCGCCAGAGCGGCGTTCGCCATCGCGTTCCCGGCATTATTGTTGTTCGCCGTCATTGAAGCGAGCGCGTTCTGGCCGACCCCGGCGATTGCGGAAGCTGACTGAACGCCACGGTCGCTCTGCTGACCCGCCAGACCAAGGAAAGGCATGAGACCCTGCGAATAGCCGTAGTCCTGACCGTAGCGGATGGCCGACTTGATGGCGTCCCCGCTTTCGATCATCCCGCGAGAGGCGAGGCCGGTGTTGAGCGCCCGCATCCCCTCGTTCTGGCCGAACTGGTAATAGGGCGAGTTGACGAAGGCGGAGAAGCCCGACGTTGGCGAAAGCGGGTTTTGCTGCGGGTTCTGCTGCGGCTGCTGTTGGGGCTGGGCCGCGACGGTGGATGGAACGCCCGCCATCGTCGGCTGATCGGCGAAGACATTGAGCGCACCAAGGCCCCCGGTCGCGATGTGATCGCCGTTCGCCTGCGGTCCTGCTGTTGGAAGGCCCATCGGCTCGCCGCCCATTCTCGCGGCGCGTTCGGCGGGGCTGGCCGCGCCAAAGCTCGCCGGGGTCAGCGTGTTCGTATTGAGCGGCGTTTGCGAATAGACGGGGGCGGTCTGGGTGCCTGATTGAGGCGCGGGCTGTCCGCTGTAGTAATCGGCGGGGGCTGGGCCGTAGAGGAAGCTGTCGATCAGCGAGTTGGCGCGCGTTCCCGACTGCATCCACGGCTGAAAGTTGGCGGTGTTTTCGGCGCGGAACTGCTGGGCCAGCGCATTGTTCTCGCGCGACATCTGAAGTTCGGCATTGGACGCCTGGGTCGCAGCTTTCTTCTGTGACGATGCGCCAAGGACGGCACCGCCGATGGAGCCTGCGGCCATGATCCCTGCGGCGGCTACTGCTGGAGGCATTTCATTCCCCTGTGAAGAGTTCGCAGCGACCCTGAGGCTGGTCGGCAAAGCCCTGTGACTTCCACCCCATGAGGCGGGTGAACATGATGACGTGTCGCGAATGGACAGGGACGGCGGCCCAGAACAGCCGCGCCCCGTGTTCCTTCCGCATGATGGCAAGCATTTCTCGAGACAGCTTCAGGACTTCGCGCCCGCGCTGCTCGAAGAAAACGTGCACTTCGTAAATCCCCGGCCCGCGCCAGACGAAGATCGCCCCGCCCTCGCCCGAGACAAGGCAGACGTTGTTCGTGTCGGACAGGAAGGCCGTGAAATTGACCCTGTTCCCGCTGTCCCTGTAAACCCAGTCGTTGACCCGTTCCGCCTCGTCGGCGAACAGGCGTCGGATCAAGGAATCGCTCCGCCCGAACCGCCGCCGCCGCCGCCCGGAGGCGCGCCGCCACCACCGCTCGTGGAACCGCCGCCGCTTGCCGGGGTCGTCACATAGCCGACGAAATGCCTTCCAGCCGCCGCGCCGACCTGAGCGTCCGCTGAAACCGTCGTCGCATGGAATGTTGGCGTCGTGTCCGCCAGCGTCGTGTCGTCGTAATAGATGAAATAGGTTGTCGTGTAGGCGAGGCCGGTAATGCTGCCCCCGGTGATCGCCACGTCGGGAACATCGATGCTGCCCTGAACCGGATAGACGCGGGTGTGGTTGGCAATCGTAACCGTCGCATCCGTTCCCGCGTCCGAGGCCGTGACGATCCCGACGCCGGGGTTCGGGTAACTGTTGATCCGTGCGGCCTCTCTCGCCGCGTCCGTCGCGTCGGATTGGGCCGCGTCCGCCGCCGCCTGTGCCGCGATGATCTGCGCGAGCTGGGCCGCAAGCTGGGCGTTGATCGTCTCGATATCCGTCAGCCGCGCGTCCAGCGCGTCGAATGCCGCCTCGATCTTTTCGAGAACCTTTGTGTCGCGGAACTGGAACGACTGGCTTGGCCGTCCGTCCTTGGTGACAATCGAGAATGACGAAGAAAGCCGGTCGAGCCTGAAACTAGGCAACGGCCTCAAGCTCCGCGATGCGCTCGGCTATTGCCCTTGCCCGTTCCTCATGGCCGCGCGTGGCTTTTGCCGCCTCCAGCTTGCGCCTTAGCGTCGGGAGGTCGTCGTTCATCGCGAGCGCCCTCCGCCAGCTTCGTTCACCCCAACATTGGACAGCCTGAACCCAATGGGATCGCTGATCCTGATCTCGCCCAGCATTCCCGGCGCGTCGAACATCCCGCACCGCCTCCAGATGGTGCGCGTGCGGTATTCGCCCTGCTGCCCCAGCGGAGCCTGCCGCCAGTCGCCAAAGGTCGCCCCCGCGTCTCTCGACAGCCGCATTTCCGCAATCGGGTCGCTGCCCTGTCCGGCAAGAAGCTCTGTCCACCCGACATTGGCCGTGATCGCCACATTGTCGGCGACGAAGGTGCCGCCGTCCAACGGAAGCGCGAAGGTGAACAGCCGCTCGATCGCGTCCGCCCCGTCCTTGTATCCATCAAGGGTCCACAGCGCTCCGGTCTCGTCGTCTCCGAAGATCGCGGTGTCGCCCGGTTCGGTGGCACATTGGGCGCGGAAGTTGGTCCGCCCGTAAGTCGCCAGCTCCGCCCATTGCTGTGTCGCAACGTCGTAAGCGAAAGTCGTCGAATCGAGACGAATGCAGAAGAAGCTATGCCCTTCGCTGATGTAGCCGAAGCCGGACACCGACGACGATGCGGCAATCTGCTCCTCAATGCCGTGATCGGAAATCCTCTCGGGTCCGTCTCTCAGCACATAAACCATGTCGTCGTGGGCGACGAAGAACAGCCCCTGGTCCATCTCGACCACGCAGCCCGTGGCCTTCACGCCCTTGGCGAAGATCCGCTGCTCGAACCGCTGGTAGGGAGCGTCTGCTTGTCCTGTGTTGGCCCACGGCTCGATAGTCTCCTGCCCGAACAGGTAGAGCGTGTCGTTGACCACCTTGAGATCGAGCAAAGCATCCGGCTTGGACTCCGCCGAAGCGAAGTCGAGCGCATCCCATGTCCGGCCATCCAACACGGCCGACCAATAATATTTGTGCCCTCCGGCTCTGGCGGCGATGAACAGGCCGTCGTGAAAGGTAACGGCGGTGACATTGGCGCTATCGGGAAAGGAAACCGAAACAAGGTCGGTCCCGTTGTAGCTCCACAGATGCGCTCCCGCCGCAACGAGCAATTCGCCGGTCGTTCCGGCAAACGAAACCGGCCCGGAGCCGTCGATTGCGCCCAAATCCGCCGCGCCGCGATACAGATGGCCGCCGGATACGCAGAACACATCGCCGGAAAACACGCCCGGCTGCTGGAACACGCCCGTAACCGGCCCCGCGCCTACCGATGCGTAAGACGACAGCCCCTTGCGCGAGAGAAGAATAACGCCGTCCTGCTCGGCGGGGGTTTGTTCGAGATATAGGTTGATGAGGCGCAGGCGGGGGAGGTTGCCGTTGTTCCGAAGATAGGCCCCGCGCCCGTAGAAGACGCGCACCTAGAAATACTCCGCGCCGCTGTCGTTCTGCGTCGTGGACTTGTCCATGATCTGCCCCGTGAAAACCTGGGCCAGCCTGCGAACATCGGGGTTGAGCGTTGCGGTATCGCCGAACATCGCCGCGAAGGCCCCTGAAATGGCGAGACACGCCGACAGCCCCATTTCGCCTCTGGCGGATAGCGGGGCCTCGGAATTGAGCGTCAGGCCGAGAAGATCGACCCATTGCGTTCTGTCGTAGAGCCTGACCGTGCGCGTCGTGCCGTCGAAGCTCTCGTAAACCGAAAGGTCGCGGGGCTGGCGAATGTTGGCGCAGGAATCGACATAATCGCTGGTCGCGGGGGTCAGCGTGAACCCGGCGGGGACGTAATATCGCTTGCCCTCTTCGGCCACGTCGTCGGCGTCCAGGTAAACGTCCTCAAGCCGCCCGAACATCGCATTGTGAAGCCATTGGTCGTAAAGCGACTGGAGGCAGCTGAGGCCGTCGTTGGCTTCGTCGGCTGACAGGGTTTCACCGGAGCTTATTACCCGCGCCAGCTTGAGCGCATTGGTCACAACGTCCCTACACGTCGCCATGCGCGCCTCCGCTCGAAAAGGAAGGCGAGGCCCGAAGGCCCCGCCTGAAGTTACGCGGTCAGCGAGACGGTCGAGGCCGTCGAAGCCGCATAGTTGGTATCAGTCACTCCGGCGTCGGCATTGAGCTTGGCGCGGAGCGTGTTGTGGTCTGAGATCAGGGCGTTCACGGCGTCAACGAGGTTTGACAGGACGGCGTAAACGTCGCCCTGGTTCATCCCGCCGGCCTTCACGTCCTGTTGAAGAGCAAGTGACATTGGGCAGTTCCTTCACGAGAAGAAAAGGGGCGAGATCTAAGCCCCGCCCCCTCACATCAGTTACGCATCCGCGACAGCGGCGAAGTAGCCGGTGACGATACCGTTCTGCTTCGGAGTGTCGGTGTCGTTGGTCCCCGATCCGAACGTGAGCTTGTCGAGACCGTCGATGGTGACGATACCGATGCCCTGTTCGTTGTCGTAGTCGGTTTCCTTCTTCTCGCGGGTCTGCCACGGCATTGCGATGCCAAGGCCGAGCGCCTGCGCGCCGCACAGGAACACGCCGCCGACATCGATGCCGCCAGCGCCAACGCCCGTCAGGGTCGTCATGTCATCCACCTCGTGGATGATCATGCCGTCCCACAGAAGATCGCCGCCCTGGAAGAGCTGCGAGTTCTGCTCGGCAAGGTTCACCTCGCGCTGGGCCTGCGTGATGACCGGATCGTTCTTCAGATCGCGGAAACACAGGGGATGCGCGAACACGACGAACCGGCGCCTGTTGTTGCCCGAGTCCATGACCGGCATGATCTTCGGGCTGGCCGACAGCGCGATACGCTTCATCAGCGACAGGGCGGAAGCGGTCAGCTTGTCAGCAGTGCCGTCGATGTTGAGCAGCGACGCCGAATGGTCGTTCGTCGCGCCACCAGCAGGAGCCGATGTCGAAACGTTCGATTTGGCGGCTCCGAACAGGATGCGGTCGAGGTTGTCATCGACAAACGCATCCTTCTGGGCCTCGGTCGCAGATCCATAGGCGACACCGTTGATCGAATAGAGCTGATCGACGACGCGCTGAATGTCCTGCCCGACGGCCCACTGCCTCATCTGCGCCTTGAAGGCGTCACGAAGCGGAATTGCCGACTTCTGCTCTTCCATCTCGGTGGTCGAGAAGGCGTTGCGGCGAAGTGCGACAGTCAGCTTGTGAGAGCGGCTCTTTCCGGCCTCCTCGTTGCCTTCCAGCTTCGAGGTGCCGTCGTTGGCCGATCCGGTGAAGCGGTTGACCAAGGCGTAAGTCAGGCTGTCGCCCTTCTTCTTGGTCAGGTCGCGCTTGACCTGGATGATGTCGGTTTCGGCCGTTCCCATGTAGGCTTTGAACGGGTTGTTGCGGATGTACTCGACGAAAAAGTTATCGTCCCATTGCTGGGGGGTAAGCCCAGTAGCTGCGGCAGTCTGTGCCATTAGTAAGGTTTCCTTCTGGCCCCCGAAGGGGCACTGGGACTCGACGCCTCACGGCGTGGAATCGGGTTGGGTTACTTCCTCAGAATCTCTTCCAGGGAAGGCGGTTCATATGCCTGCACAGAGCCTCGTGCGCTCTGGGCGTTGGCAAGCGTTTCGGGAACCGGGGGAGCGGGAGGAGGAGCGGCGGCTTGCGCGGCCTTCCATGCGAGATAGTCGTCGATGGCCTTCGGGTCGTTGCCCAGCTTTTGCAGCGACGTGTGCCGCTGGTATTCGCTGACTAGATAGCCGTAGGGATTGCGCTGGCTGTAAAACTGTTGAGCGAACATCGGATTGGAGGCGATTTGCTCGCGCCCCCACTCCTGCGCCGCGTTCACGGTTTCGTCGCCCGCCGACTGCCTTACCATCTCTTCCGAGAGGTTGAGCCGGTCGTTGAGCGTTGCCTGAACAATCGTCTGCTGGATGTGCCCGTAGAAACCTTCGGGATCAGCAAACACATCGGGGACTTCCGGTTGCGGCTGCGGCTGCTGCACCTGAAGCTTGCGCTCCAGTTCTCGCAGGCGATCTTCCGCTTCCTGTCGTCTCCGTCTCTCTCCGATCAGGGCAGATTCGGGAATTGTTGACGCGGGTTCCTCAGCCGCAGGCGGCGCGGCTACCGGGGCTTCCGGCTCTGTTTCGCCCTTGGGAATGAACTTGCCATCGGGGCCGCGTGGACGCTCCGCCTTCTCAGGCTCGGCTTGCGGCGTCTCCGGCTCCGGCGTGGTTTCAGCCACGGCTTCCGGTTCGTCATTCCCTTTCAGGATGTCGTCAAGATTATCCATGTTGCCCTCAATTCGCCCGATACGGCGGCGACCCTCAACGCCCGTAGGTCGGCGACACCTTCAACGTCATCGCGACGTGGAACTTTAAGCTGCTGGCGGCAGCGATTGCGCCGCCTTGAATCCTTCGATCGATGGCTTTGCGGCCTCGTGCCGCGCCTTCGCCATGTTCAACAGCGTGCGCGACTGGGTTTCCTCAACGTCCGCCTGAGCGGCGGCGGGATCGCCCGGAGCCTGGGCGTCCGGCGTTCCCTCTTTCTGAGCCTTGGCGACGTTCAGCATCGCGCGGCTTTTCTTCTCAGCCACCGTCGCCTGTCCGTCCTGCAAGGCAATGTCCTGCATCGGGTTCGGCTGCTGCGCGGCCTGCTTCATCTTCTCGACGATATCGAACAGCTTCTGCTTGTCGCGGAAGTTGGACGCGGCGACGATCAGCTCCGCGATCTCCGGAGGCACCGGCATTCCGAACACGCCGGTTCCGACAAGCTGCATCAGGTCGTTGAACTGCTCGGCCTGGAGCGTCGGGGTCTCGTTGATCTCGTCGATTTCGATGTCCACGTCCAGCTCGCCGACCACATTCTGCGGCTTCGACATTTGCTCGACGTGCGAATGGTATTGCTGGGCCGTGGCTTCATCGAGGCCCTGCGATTTCGCCATCTCGATCTGCTGGTGGGCCATCATTGCTCGCTGCGGGTCGATCTGCGGCGGACGGTTCAGCCCGACGAAGCGGACGTTGTTCTCGTCGTCCGTCACCCTGATCCAGCGCTCGGCATTCCAGTATTGCTTGATGCGGTTCCAGATCTGCCGATAGAGACGAATGGTGAAGTGCCGCAGGTTGTCGAGCAGCGGCGTCATCTGCGTCATGCCCGCCTGCTGCTGGGCCAGCACCGCCCTTCCGGATTGCGTTTCCCCGGCCTTGCCCTGCAAGTAAGCGTTCGGC